TTCTGACTGTGTAGCAGCGATACCGGTGGCTGCACCTGCTAGGCCGTATTTCTTGATAATATCGATGGTCTTGTCATCGAACATCACATAATTACTGGTACCTTCACCAGCACCACGTGAAAACTGATCTTTATATTTGATACCTTTGATGCCTACCGAATTTAATACATCAGATGCTGCAGCACCTGCTGTAACATCTTTTAGTGGATCTGTAGGTGTTGATGACATGTTTTGGACGATCTTACGATAAGCTTCACCACCTGTTTTATCCATGTCTTCAGGATTAAATTGCTTCCGTATATTTTCTGGCTGATCCTTTAACGGCAAATCCCAATCAAGCAATTCATCAGCATTCACACCTAATTCAACGCGATAAATACCGTGATCAGCTTCAGGCATTGCCTCTAATTCATCAGCAACTTCGCGTGCTACCTGACGATAATCATCATCATAATCCAAGTCATCGGCAATACTACGTATTTCATCCGGTAGATCGTGCTGCATGGCACGCTCGTACATTTCCATCCGGGTGTAGTCACCCATTTCTTCAGCCTGTTTATACTTCTTCATCAAGGCTTCTTCGTACTCGTAATTCCGGGGTGCATAGGTTTTAGCAACATCTAATTCATCAGCGAAATACAAGCCGTGACCGTACGCCTGTGCACCTTCACCAGTACCGATCTGTTTCATGCTGAATTCATCAACCTTATGAGGCGAACCATGCCATGCACGAATACCACGCTGTGCAACCGAATCACCTGCATCAGCGCGTTTAATCAGTTCTTTTACGATCTTAGACTTTGACATTTACGTTTCCACCGGGAACATTTCCACCGGGTGCAGCGTTTCCAGGTACATTCGGTACTTCTGCGTTCGCCATACGTAACAGTTCTTCAGTGCTGGCTGCTGCGATTTCTTCATCTGACATGTACTTCGCTTCGACGGCATCGATCGTTGCCACAGCCTGCTGTGCACTCATGCCTTCCTTCATCAACTTAGCAATACTATCGACGTATTCAGAAATAACCTGTGCTTCACCTTCTTCCTGCTGAATCCGGTAATTTACACCGTCACTGGCCGTTTCACGCGCTTCTTTACGTTCTTTTAGTGCAACTTCGCGTTCACGTAATCGCTGTTCGTTCTTTTCCAGTTCCATCTGTGCTGCCTGCTGTGCCAGAATCATCTGCTGTGTCGGATCAACAGCATTCGGATCAGGTTCAGGTGCAATACGTTCGATATCCGGGTGATTAATCGATTTCAACCAATCGATATAACATTCACGTAGATTTAACACCGGTACTGGCTGTGTTTTCGCTTCTTCTAACGTTGCCTGTGCACGTGCTGCACGTTCGACATCACTACCTTGACTGGGATCAGTGACCATGCGTATATCGCAGTCTTCCGGGTTGTAATCCGCTTCCATCGACGCTTCGACATCACCGTCTAACACCCGGTTATACTTCTCATCGTCGAAATGTTTGTAATTCAGTTCAGCGATAATCTGCTGTTCACGTTTCGCTGTGTCGTGTACGCGCATAATTACACTGTTCGGGTTCTTCATCGCCTGTGTGAGTCGTGCCAGATACAGTGCAGCCGCTTCACCCGGGGAAACTTCGGTGTGTGCAGTCACATTCACCATCTTACGCGCTGATTCAACCTGAAATTCCATCAGCTGCATCATAACCGGTGACGGTCCTGCAGCTGGGAACTGCACGATGTTATTACGTAGGTCACCACGCGTCTGCAGTGCTGTCAACTGGCCAATACGAGCTTCGACAGGGCCGGATTCGATAGCATTACCACGTCCAGACACCATCGATGCCGCATAAAACCCCGAATTCGCTGCTGTATTCTGCACCGTACCACCATCAATCAACTGGCGTACGCTGGTATTAATCGATTCAAACATCGGACCCAACAAAATACCCCAACCCATACCCATGGGACCACCTTCAGGGTCAGGTAAAAACTGGTACTGTGTGAACCGATTCATACGATCAACACTGATAACTTCACCTTTTTCGTTGGTTTCAATGCCTTCTTCATCGTAATCCGGTCGAAGGTGTACGATCTGGTCGTTATCCTTGAATATCGTTGCAACATACGGTTCAGTCAGACCATCGTTATCCAGGTCAATCCAGGTATACGCAATCAGAAATTCAAATGCCTGTTCATCGTCATCCAAATCGTCTTCTGACAGCTTCCATTTCGACGGACCACGAATAAAACCGATCACTTCATTCCGGGAATATTTCTTATCCCTGAATCGGTCAGGTGCTTCTTCGAAAGTTTCATAGTTGTGGTCGAATCGTAGGTCATCGGGGTAGTGTAAATCACTGCGCTGACCATCAATACCGGGATCGTAGTACGTTTCCTTGAAGAACGTACCGGTGTTAGCCAGTGCAAACATTGCCTTGTCTTGATTCTTACGCCAGTTCGGTATTTGTTCCTGCAGCTGATAGTTCTGATACTCTGATACGCGTTCAGCACGTGCTTCTTTTTCGTTGGTCTTCTCACCATACACTTTCACTTCAACGATCTTATTCGCCCACACCAGATCCGGTGTAGCACGTGCAGCGAAATCCAGCATGGCTTCGGTGACGTAGGGCATCATAGCGAGTGACGCACCCTTAAATGGAAAATTCTTTGAATCGATTTCTTTACCGCCGGTAGTGGGCTGTAACTTCGCTAACGCCACAGCACGCTTGTACTTCTTCAGCCATTTTTCCATTGACTGTTCTGCTTCACCGTCCAGGTCAAGGATCTTAGCTGATACTTCTTCGGGCCTGTCCAGTTCATCAACCAGATTACCAGCATCTAAAAAACCCTGTAGTGTACGCGGTACACTATCGTCGGCAGCGGTTTCATCGTCGAATTCAGGAAACTCGTATACTTCTGCTTCTTCGTTGTAATCAGCCATTATCGCGGTTTCCTTCGTGAGAGTTTCTTGCGTTCATCAGCTGTCAACGGTCGCCACCCGTTGCATTTTTTACATCGGGTATAGCTCAGTGATTCAGGTTTGTGTGTAACGCAGTTCGTGCAGGCCATAATTTAATATCCCATCAATTCGTCGCGACCATCAGGTTCTTCGATCGGTGCGTTCCACGCGTTAATTCCGATGTCACAGATACGTATTGCGTACCGTCGCATCATGTAAGCATAGCGTGCTGCATCGAGTAAATCATCTTTGATCTTCACAATCTCAGTCTGACCACTCGGGTTAGTCTTCGTGTGATACTGGCGCATTTCTTCGAAGAATTCATGAAGATTATTAAATATTCGTAATCTTCCTTCGGCCAACATCTGGTTGAACTCTACTATACCACGTTGTACTGAGTTACCGCCTTCTTCCCATGATGCGTGTTCATCGATGCACAGAAACCCTTCATTTGCATACATTTCAATCTGTGTATCACCGTCATTCTGTGATCCACTGGATTTCAACTGACCCTTTAAACCATCATGTGGCCACGCTGTCGGTACACCTTCAGCCCAACGTTTAATAATATGCCATGCTTCAAACGGTTGTTTTTTCGACGCTTTCCAGGCATTCACGATATAAAATATACCGGCATCGCGGTCTTCAACCATCTGCACGTGTGCCTGTGGGTGGTCCCACCCGAAATCCATACCATCGATAATGAACCAGTAATCAGGGATCTTGAACGGTTCAATACCAATCACTTCTTCATCGTGTTCATAAATTAACCCGCTACCCATCAACGGTGTACCCTTCGAACGCATATCACGCTGATACGCTGGATACTGAGCTAACAATTCTTCCTGCATTTCCTTGGTGATGTGCGGTGCGTCTTTCCAGGTAGCGGTCAACATCGCCTGTGATGGGCTGGGATCGTCCATAAACGAACAGACAGTTTCGGTCTTACCGTTTTCAGGGGTGAACGTCAGAATACCACGACCACCGCGGCCTTGATCGCCGTTCAGCGTTCGTGTAATCAGCTGTGGGTAAATCTGCTGATCTCGGGGTTCCTCATCCACGTGGTACCAGTCAACAACGTCGCCCATCAACGCGTGCTGACCCTGATTATACGACCAGAACTGACACGTACTGATACCACTGGTGTGCTTCACACGGACCTCACGCATCGCCCCGGTCGTACCTGTCATGGCACGCCAGTCAAGTATTCTGTCAGCAGGAACTAAACCACCTTCGAATTTACCATCACGAAACTGACCAAACAGTTTCAGCTGTAACAGATCGCGTGTTTTCTCACCGGAGAAACCCAGTAGCCAGCACATCGGCGGCGCAGTGAACTTATGACCTTCCCAATCATCAGGATAGTCACCAGTCAAGTGGAAGGCATCGATGGTACAACCGGTCAGTGATTTACCGACTTGGTTGGCAGCCATCAACAGCACTGAACGGTATTCAGCTGTCAGTGCATTCAGACGACGTTGAAACGGGTAGAAATTCTCGTATGTGGTCAACCCGTAATTCGCTTTCTGTCGACGTACTAATTCTTCAAGGATTTCAATCTCTTGAAGTTTCTGTGCTCGATTCACTAGTTAACCGCCTCAATTCTTCAAGCTTACGGTCCAGTTCTTCTTCAGTGGCTTCAGACAGGTCATGCTTAGTCGTGATTTCCTGCTGGTCCTTAATACCTAGGTCACGTGCAATCAAACTCGCATTCAACATATCAGCTGCCGCATACGTGAATTTCTGCATATAAATGCAATTTGTAATCTCTTCACAAATTCCTTTGAATTCATCACGCGCACAATATTCGTACCAAGTGCTCTTACCTAGTCCAATATACAAGCACAGACCTCTTACGGTCATGGCTTGTGGGTGATTGATGTGATGTTTCTCCACACCCATTTTCGTGCTGATCAGTTTTTCTTCCACGATAGGGTTATCTTCAACCCATTGAAAATACTGTGTTGCAGCTTCCCACAATGCAGCAGGTGTTGGAAAACTCATGTGACCGCTTCCAGGTCCAGCATGATGGCGGACGCTTACCGCCGGAGAATTCCACATAATTTTACCTCTTATGGTCTACTTCGTTGTTTCTTCGGGTTTTTACCGTCGCCATTAGCGCGGTTTTTAGGTGTTTTGGCTTTGTTGCCGTATCCTTTACCTTTGGGCATTTTTAGATCACCTCCTTTACGTACATGCAGGTTCAACTTCAAATTCTACATCAAATTTCGTTGTTAACTGCCTGGTAGCATCTGTATAAACACCACATACTGACCAGGTGCCTTCAGTATCGAAATCTGCCGCCACTGGTGTAAATTCAAAGTATGTCGACGCTGCCTGATCACCTAAAAACGGATCGTTAGTTAACGCTGTAGCAGGTGCTGTTACAGGGTTCGTTGATGCTTCCGTTTTCTGCAGTGTCGTACCATCCGGTTTTGTAAAGTTCAACGTCAAACCTGTAGACGCTGACATATCAAACCCATTCGTCGACATACGCCATGGATAACCGTAATCGCCTATCCTGATATCACCTGTAGTATCATCACTCATGCTTTGATCTCATTTTCAACACCGAATCCGACATCAGACAGCGTGTTTTCCAATCCTAGCCTATCATCAACAAGTATACCATAAAGACCGAAACTAACATTAATCGTATTTTCAACACCTAACCCATCGTTAGCACTGAGCTCGTTAGTCAATCCTAATCCGTCATCAGTGATGACATTCTGTACACCGAATGTCACATCAACCGGAGCAGCACCAGTGTCAACTGATGCAACAGTCGCGTCACCTTCTTCAGTCTGATTACCGTTGACCTTTACGATGACATTGACAGTACCGAGTGTTGCATCACCTTCTTCGGTCTGATTAGCTGTAACAGTACGTGTGTTGGACGCTGATACAGTTGCTGTGGTGGTATCACCTTCTTCAGTCTGATTACCATTGACCTTTACTATCGGTGATACAGTTGCTGCCGTGGTATCACCCGTTTCAGACTGGTTGCCGTTAACCTTTACGATGACCGACACACTGGCAACGGTCGCGTCACCTTCTTCGGTCTGATTAGCTGTAACAGTACGTGATAAGGGTACGACAGTGACTGACGCAACAGTCGCATCACCTTCTTCAGTCTGGTTACCGTTGACCTTTACGATCGGCGATACTGACGCAACAGTCGCATCACCTTCTTCAGTCTGGTTACCGTTGACCTTTACGATCGGCGATACTGACGCAACAGTTGTATCACCGTCTTCAGTCTGATTACCGTTGACCTTTACGATAACTGACACACTGGCGACGGTCGTATCACCGGCTTCAGTCTGGTTGGCTGTAACAGTATGACCTGTTGCGGTAGCAGTTGTGGCTTCGAGGATGGCACCACCGACGATAACCTTGCGTTCGCCGGTTTCCTCGTAGATCTTACCTCGAATAAGGTACTTGCGAGCCATTACGCCACCGGTTCAATCGTAGTGTCAAAATAAACTGTAATACTTGGTTCGGCAACATAGATACGTAGGACAGGCACACAGTCTGCAGCTACATCACCAGATGTATCCAGGTCCATATAATATTCATTGTGGCCTGTTAACGCGATGCCGCCGTCACGCCAGTCACTACCACCTGAGTCGTCAGTATGCGTTGTACCTGCACCAACAATGTCACTACCTCGGTTAGATACTCGATTAAACTGATTACCGTTAGTACCATCCTCGTAAATCAATTCAGCCCACACATTGGTATCAGTGAGTGTCTCGGTATTAACTACAGCGAAGTAGACGCGTACTGTGTCAGTTGATGCGGTACTAAGCGCCATAAACTGCGATGGTAAATCAAATACAAATGGTGACGCCCTATTCGTATTAGCATTAGTGTCAACCTTGATACTGACCTTTTCGCCACCAGGAAATGCTGTTGACTCATTTCGGTGAATGCCTGCGTCGTCCTGGTCTTCAGCTTCACCTGCATAGTCTGTGTAATAAAACTGATATTCTGCTGCCGATGCAGTAGCTGATGATTGAGTGACTAGCATCCATTGGCCGGGGTGGGTAAACGGTTCTTCTAAAAATGACATATTTGCATTAAGTTCACAACGATCTACGCGCATAGTGATGTTATCGTCTGATATCCTATTACCGCCCGAAGCACCTAATAAGTAACTACTGGCAGTAGAATAGGCAGATAAATCAACACCCAAGACTTCGAAGTTAGCGCCACCATTACCGCCGCTCTCACCAGCCACATCTACAAAACTGCCACCAGTGACAACACCACTACCACCATACCAGCCGATGAATCCGCCGTTATTAGTTCGTAGTGTATTAGTCCGCGCACCGGATTGCTGGTCAACGATACAGTTAAACATGCGAATGGTACTACCATCACCGGTAGTACGTATTTCCGAAGCGGCTGAGTGTCCTTCCAGTGTACAATCAACCAGTTCCATCGACGCTGTTGCTACATCACAACCAAGCTCATCACCTGCACGCAAGGTCATGCCATGAAACGTCATGGTCAACCCTGCAGTTTCTAAATGGTAGTCACCCGCTGCTGTTGTGCTCCCTTCTGTGGCGCCGGCTGAATAAGTTTGTACCGCATCATCGTCAACAGAGTAGACACCAATAGACGCCTCGTTACTACCGCCTGTGGTGGTAATCGACGCTGCGTTTGCGTCTGTACTGGCATCAGAGACATAGATAACATCTGAAGGCGTAGGTGGAGTGGTTGCCGCCATCGCTGCGTCGACGTTGGCGTAATATTCAGTGGTCGCTGAAAACTCACTCGCCCATGAATTATTATTCTTTTCTGTTGTGTAGCGTCCACCGTCACCCGTCGCGGTTCCGCCGCTCTTGACGTAATACCATGCCACCTAGCGACCCTCCAAAGCTTCATAAGCTTCAATAATTGCTTGATTGGACACACAGTAGTTATAACGATTGACAAGCTTGTCCCAGGTTTTATCGCTAATATCAAGCTGAGTTTTAACTTGTGTCGGTGCCCATCCTTGCGCTTGAATAAACGTGTAAGCTTTGTTCAAGAAATGCCATGCTTCCACCTTAGTTTCTGCATCCAGGCCCTTCATGAGATAAGCTTTCAACACGTCCTTAACCTGCGCTTCTTTGCGATGCGCAATCGGCAAGTCTTTGTCGGCAGCTTCGAAGCCGTCAAGCTCTGCAACACGCTTCTCTAAGCGTGCTTGAAGGCGTGCGACCTGTGCGGGTATTTCACTCTCACTCAGGACTTGATGTCGACGTCGAAACGTTCGTCCATCGTCAAGCAAGAAATTAACAAAGATTCGAATACAATGACGCTGAGGAAACTTCTCTATAGCATGAGAAACGACTGGCATTAGACACCATCATCGTACGCTGCTGTGTTTACCCACGATGGAAATTGTACGGTCTGACCTGACGTGATCGACGTGTTATCAATGGTTACACCATCGGTGCCACCAACATCCAGTAAACCGGATTCAAGAAATACAGACCCTGATGTATTCAATTGATAGTGACCAGCTGTACCGGTAGCGTCAGCACTAGAGTCTTCAGTGATAGCATTGGCAGTCAGAACGCCGTTTGAACTACTGGCCCATGATGTACCGTTGCCTGTACCCTGCGCGAGTAGTGTACCCTGACCACCTGTACCTGCATTAGTACCTGATCGTACTTGTACTTCAGCACTGGTCCCACGATCCGTATTCAACGAGTCCATTAAATTTTCACGAACCGCATCTGTTCGTCGAATAGTCATCTAACTAACCTCCGCCAATGCTTTCAAATCCAATTCATACTGTGCTGAAATGATCTTACCTTGCTCAACACTTAAATGACCGTGTTCAGCAACGTATTCAGTCTTAACACGATGTAAATCGTCATTCAGTAACCGCATTGCAGCGATTTCAGGTTTAGCTTCCTCGATATTAGGAATCGAATATTTATCGCGAACTGATTTAATCCACTCAAAACATTTTTTCAATTTCTCACAATCATACGTGTCATTACGTTCGCAAAGAATGTCGGTCACGTGTGTTTCAGCATTACCAGACCCATCTTTGTAGTCCAAGCAAATTACCCACGTATCGCCTTTACCGCGATTATAAATCGTAGGCGTAACTGTTGATAGATAGTGATCGAACACTTCGCGTGTGTTTATACCTTGAATTTCAGGCATAATTCGTTGCCTCTGAGAATTAATAAGATACTAAAATTGTAGGCTTAGCCTTCTGATTTTTCAACAACATCAGAGTTTTCACTATACGATTGTACAGGGATGTCCGGTTTGGATTTGTTCAGATTGCGCCGTAATTGAAATAAACCATTGATTACAGTAAGAATTAATACAATGAAACCCAATATAGCGACCGTGGCAATCCATACATCGGTTTCATAAAACGCCGGGGATGCGGCAGCAGTCGCACCTGTTACGCCCAATGCACCGTTAATTCCCACATCACCCATTCTTTCCGGCATCGTCGTTTTCTTCAGTTAAGTTTTTATGCAATTCGTGTAATGACCACAAAATGGCCGCTATCCTGAATATGAGTATAACTAGAAAAATCAACGCCGTCATGTGATGTTCAGTAATATCCATACTCATCACGTCCTAAACTACCGGTCTAGGTATGAGTATATAACACCAGTTACACATGCGCGTCACTGAGTGTAAAATCTATAGTTTTGAAATAAATTTTTCAGAAAATACTAATAGTTATAATAATTTAGTATTAATAACTATTCGTAATAGATAGCGCGAAAATACCCCCAAACGATTTAAATATACTACAGTTTGAAACAACTATTTCAAAAACAGTGTTTTTGTCCAAATGTAATGTTGGAATTTGGACATAGATAATTGCTGTAAGTCATTGTTCGCCGGGGGAATGTCCATTCTGTCCAAATTTAATGTTCTCAAGAATATTCTGTAACTTATTGATTTATACTTATTTGTCCATTTTACCCAAATTTTTTTAAAAAAGTTTTAAAAGGACTAATGTAAGTAAATACTCACCTGTTAAACAGTTATAAGTAAACAATACTAATAACACATGTATATAATAAAAATATATATAGAGTTTAAAAATGGAAAACATGCTGTTTTGTGGACATCGCTTAGAAAATCAACAAGTTACAGCCGATACTTGATTTGGGTAATTTGGACATTTCCAATGTTTTCAGGAAGTTACGAGGGAAAAGAAATTTGGGTAATTTGGGTAAAATGGACATTCTTATTATTTTCAAGTACTTACAACGCTGTCCGTAAAACGAACAAACCCCTGACTAGAAATTAATCTGGACAGGGGTTTGGACTGGGTAAGTTTATTTAGTGTTTCCAGCACCGTGAATTACAGACTAATCCGAAGCTAACAGACTGTCAATGATTTTCTGTTGTACGCCCTGGAACGTATCTGCTGTGTACCGTACGCCCCGGTAATAAACTATCCATCGATGTGTGATGGGTGTGAGATTAGTCATCGAAATAATTCTCCTGCGAGTAGTAGTAAAGCGCCGGTGATGACCAGCGCTATGAGTAAATTCATTGGGTCGAATAGTATGGACACGGATTAGTAACCGGGAATCATAGCTTGTGCGGTGTAGTGCGCCATCTCGTTTATCTCCTGTTGTTTCAGTCTATGAATACTATTATACAGAAAGTTTCAAACATTGCAAGAATTATTTTATAATATTTTTAAAATAATATTAAATGTTGACATCGATGGCACAGAAGACTACGATTAATATTAAATTATCAGGAGTATTAAAAATGAGCATCGATAGTGTACGTGCATCACTGGATCGTGCAAATAAGCGCGGTTTAAAACAGATCAACCGGCAAGTACCAATCCGTGACATCGAACGTATTGACCAGTATATTCAACGCTGTAAGCGTAAATTAGAAAGTGATATTCGTAACGGCACTGAAACCCGATGGAAACTGGAATCAGGAAGGGGTTTCGCGAAATGACTAGGATTGTCACACGGTATTTTAAAAACTGGAAATCGTTAATGCGACACTTAGCAAACGATCGAGGTACACCGAACGGTAAAGTCGGGATTCCGCCAAACATACCGGATGATTGTAAAGCAGTACCGGATCGTACAGGACGATATATTATAATTCATAAGGATGACACGTTAGATGAATGATTAGTTTGCGCGTTATCACTCATCGGAGCAGTCGAAGCGAGAGAAGAAATAATGCTGAGGAACGCAACACGAACTGACTGAGGATTAAACCATGAACCCGTTAACTATTATTAAAACCGCACTGACGCTGAAGAACCTACTTAAGTCACCCACAACAGGCGGTGCAGCAGTCGCCGCGGCCGGTGGTATCGCACTGGCACAGTTCCAGAGTGAACACGATATGTGGGTGTACCTGATCACAGCGATTGTCAGTTCAGTGTTGTTTTTTATTAACGACCGTAAGGAATCAGACGAATGATTTACTACGAAAAACAAACCACACCGGCATACTACGGTCGCACCAGCATCGAGCGTTTAAATACTTGTGCTCACGACATACGCCGAATCTGCCACGCACTGGCGCAAGATGGCTGGGACATCACGATCGTCTGTGGTGAACGTGACGAACAAGCACAGACGGATGCGTATAATTGCGGCAAGTCCAAAGCGAAGTGGGGCGAATCGAAACACAACGTAGTAGACGGTGTACGCGATTTCAGCGATGCTGTTGATATCGCACCGTACATCAAAGGTTTCGGAATTCCATGGGATAACGAACCAGCGTTTATTATTCTCGCCGGGGCATTCATGGCGACATCGCAGAAGTTAGGTATTAAAGTGCGGTGGGGTGGTCTGTTCACCGGTCTGAAGGATTTAGGTCACTTCGAACTGATGACCGACGGTGACGGTCTGGTCAGTGAACCAAGTGATATCGTGGAATTCACCGTAGTGGATGAGTAGATTTGAACGGGAGCGGACATTAGATTATGAACATAGTTAGCTACGGCGGCGGCACAAATTCAACGGCTCTTTTGGTGGAATGCGTTAAGCGATCCATACCAGTGGAATTGATTTTGTTTGCTGATACTGGCGGCGAGAAACCGGCAACCTATGAATATTTAAAGATGTTCGATAAGTGGCTAGTGAAGCATGGTATGCCGAATATTACCCGCGTCCAGACCTGCGACCAATACGGCACGTTTATCACGCTTGAGCAAAAATGCCTTAATGCCCGCCAGTTGCCAGCAATAGCCTATGGCCGGAAATCTTGTAGTGATAAGCACAAGATTAGACCGCAAGACAAATTCCTGAATAACTGGCCACGAGCCAAACTGGAATGGGAAGGCGGCAGAAAGATAACCAAATTAATTGGTTATGATGCCGACGAGCCACAGCGAGCTAAGGATTTCGAAGACAAGAAGTA